GGGGGGGGGGTTATCTATCCCATTTCTTAATAAACCGGCGAAGCTGGTCAGCGTCTTTGCGCCAACATTCCTCATCTTGATTGTAATCGTCCATTGCAATGTCCAGACGGGTTTTAGCTTCGGCGATTAAATGTTGGTCGTCGTACTTTTCGTTGACCTCTTCAATGGTGCCGGTTTGCAAATAACCATCCGGCACATCTATATCTTCAAACTGGTAAACTAGATCGCTCACCTTGAAGGCGGCTTTGACGATTGGTCTGATGGTCATATCATTTTCCTCCTGATTTGACGCTGGTGATTTTGAACTCGTTAAAGTCCGGGTTGCTGGTGCCGGGATGGCAGGGGTAGAACTCTCCCCAAATACAGTCATCGAAGTTGAGGACGGCATCGGATCGGGTGACCGGGACATTTGTCTTGACGGTCACTAAGATTTTATGGGTTTTGGATTTCATCGGTTTAGTCCTCCAGTTCTTGCCAGACGGTGAATTGGCTGGCGATTTGGTCTCTCCCTTCCACATAGTAATTAATCTGTTCAATAATGCCCGGTCAAATATGGCCGGGCATCGGCAAGCAGACTAGAATTTAACGGCTACGACTTCACCGTAGGGCGGCGTACCGCCCCAGAACGCTCCGGTGCTTGCCCAGATAACGGGACATTCCGGTTCGTCGGCGTAGTCATCCGCCCCGCCATCGGTGAAGATAATGATCACGTCAAAGTCTTCGATCAATCCTTCCTTGCTGGCGTACTCAAAGGGAGCCTTAAAGCGGGTTCCCCCTGAGCGGCGGCGGATCAATTCCGGCTCGTCGCCTTGTTCGATCACGTCATGATGATCGGCACGGCTATCGAACTGGATCAGCGTCAAGCTTTCCGGGCTTAACTCGTCGCATATGTCGGTGATATCAGACATAAACTGAGAGAATTCCTTGCCGGATACTGAGCCGGAAGCGTCGGTGAATATGCCGACGTTGCCTAATCCCTCCTTGTCTACGCTGGGCATAACTAAATCACTGCCCAGATAGAAACGGTTGGGACGGGCGAAGCTGTAATCATTGGGCAACGTCGCGGCCAAGAATTCTTGGAGCACGTCTTTCCAATCTTGCGAAGGCGCGTCGTTGGCTTCGATGGCTTGGCTGATTTCGCCCGGCATTTGGCCCCGCCCCTTGGCGATATTCTCGGCGGTTTGCAGGGTCCGGGTTAGTTCCCTTTCCATCTCTGCTAACTCCTCGCCGGTCAATGTTTGATCGTCGTCGCCGGTCGCGTCCTTGACCTCACCCCAAGGGCATTTACCCTTGCGCTTGTCTTCGTTGCTGGCTTCTTCGCCGTCGCCGTCGCCGTCGCCGTCGCCGTCGCCGTCTTCGTTGGCGTCGTCGCCGTCGTCCGCCTGATCTTCTTCTATCAGGAGGTCATAAACCTCTTCGGTGGACATGCCGAAGTATTTCATGTCCAGCAGACCGTCTTCCGGCATTTGATATTCAGGTCGCGATGCAGCAGGAAGACCGGTCAAAGCGGCGTCAAGGCGGCGCAATTCCTTCTCGGTCCACTTGCCGCGCAATCCCATTGCAGTCAAATAGGCGTTGATCACGTAGTCGGCTGCATCGTTCCAGATACCGGGATCACGATCACCACGACGCAAGTGATGCTTAAAAATGACGTGGCAAATTTCGTGCATCAAAACGAACGTGCATTTAGCCTGTGAGCCTTCGAAGACAAAGCGTACGTCCCATTGGATTTCCCTGCCGTCTGTCGCCATGCTACCGCATTCGGTAACCCGCGAATTGAGACCTAACAACATGGTCGCGAAAAAAGCCTGATATCTCAGGACAAACTTGCGGCTATTGGCCATTGTTTGATGTGCGCTTTTTATCTCGGTATCGGTGAGGGGCTTGATTTCTTTCGGTGTTAACATGATAGATTTTCCTTTCGAGGGTTAAAGTAAATTGGCTCAATAATACCCGGCCAGTATTTGACCGGGTATCGTTCAACCAACTAAGCGGCATCTCCAAATATACCGTCAAGATCATCGACCAGGGCTTGAGCAGCGTTGGCCGTTTCCTCGCGCTTGGTCGCGGCGGCGGCTTCGATCTGTGCCTTAGTCCGATTGTCGCCGGTAACCTTGTCGCCGCGCAGATCAGCGGGGCTGATAAGCGTTAACTGACCGGCGATATCCTGCGCCAGTTTTTCAAGCTTGGGATCACCAGTCACGTTCAAGCCGGGCAACGTGTCGGCCATTGCGGCCATGCGCTTGATCAGGCTATCGCGAAAAGTTTTAGTTCGCTTGGTATCTGGCAGGTCATCTCCAAAGGAGCGAAGTGCCTCGACCATTCCTTCGAGCTCGTTACGAACGCGATTATGGGTATCCTCGGCTAAAGCTTTGATCCGCTTTTGATCGGCGGCATTAGCGTCGGCTATGATCTGATCGGTGCGGGCTTGATCCAGATCAAGGATGGTGTTGTTGCGATCAGGCATGACTTCTGTTTCAAGATCGATATAGAAGGACCGTCTGACTTTGTCCGCATCGGGGATCAAGTCGTCATCCCAAAGGTCGCCCAGATTTTCACGGGCTTCGGCCTTGATTTGAGGTAACGCAGTCACAAAGTCTGCAACCGCCTCATCAAACTTAACAACCAGCTCATCCATTGTTTCCCGCCACTGGGCGTATTTTTTAGTGGTGATAATTCTAAAATTATCATCCCAGACACCCGTTGTTGCTAGGTGCGTGTTGCGGAGAACGCCCCGCACCCTATCGATTTTTTTAAAGAGCGGGTTTTTGCGGTTGATGATTGATTTGACAACTGCGACTTGATCGGCTGCGGCCCGGTGCGTGTCTGCGGCGATCTGGGTTGCCTCGCGATCCTTTTTCTGGGTGCCAAACATGGCGGTGGAGACCTTGACGAGGATTGCTTTTTCTCGGAGGCCGTATTTATCCTGGGTTTTAACTGTCATTTTCGTTTCCTTTCGGGATATGGGCCGGGCTAACATTGCCCGGCCAGGGTTTAAACTGCAATGGCGTGATGAGTTGCCCGCCATTTGGAAACCGTCGCTGTGTCCATCAAGTCGGCTTTCTTGATACTCAGATCAAGAAAGAAACTCACTTGGAAATCTTCGGGCAAGCGCTCGATATATGCGACTGCTTGGCCTATGGTCTCGGCATCTACCCGGTTACAAACCATGCCGCACAGCGCCCACATGGCAGCGACAGATTGATCTGCCCCGGCCTCTGGGATTTTGGCCGTCAACGGGTTTTCTCTGATTTGGTTCCACGTTGTTAGTTGCGCGGCCATGGCAAGAAATCCCTCCAACATGGAGGCGAAACCGGTGCCAACGAACGAGCTAATGAGGGTCTCACGCAGGTCTCGGTCATCGACCGATTGAAGCACGTTGTTCGCGCTAACAATAGAGCGGGGCGTTGGGAATGCAACGTCGCCCTTTTTATAGTTGTGAACTAAATCCGGGCACAGCCGCAGGAACGCAGCCATCCGACCATCTGTACCCTGACTGGCTAGATATGACGTGAAGTCTTTAACGTCCGGTTCGACATTTAGATGTGCAAATCTGTTTAGCATATGTGCGCCAATTTTTGAGGTCGAAGCCTGATCTTCTTTCCGGTTTGATGCCGCTCCGATAGTCCACCCCGCTGGGAAAGAATAGCTATCGCCCACTTTCTTATCTAGCACCAGTTGGGACAAGGCATTGACGACCATCTGATAGCCCTGCGCCACTTCGTCAAGAAACAAGAAACCGGCGTGACCGTGCCGCGCAATGTGGGGTAAAATCGAAGGGCTTAAAAACTTAGTAAGCCCTTCGATATCATCCAGTTTCGGTGCGCCTTTCACGTCCAGGGCGTCAAGCAAAACGACGCGAAGGTCAATAAACCCGAATGTATTTTTCGGGTCGAACACGTCCACGCCGTGTTTTATTTCACAAAATTCCAAGCCCAGCTTTTCAGCTTGCGCTTCACACCACTGGCGGATAATGGCTGACTTGCCAATCCCCACTGCTCCCCAAAAAAGAGGGCTGGTACCGGTTTCGGCGAAATAGTCCATGGTTTCAAATATTTGGGAGGGCGTCACGTTGGGAATATTTGTCATGATATTGCCTTTCGAGTTGAGTTGAGTTGAGTTGAGTTGAGTTAAGCGGCCTAGAAGCAATGACGTTCGCTAACGCCAGCGTCCCGTTTAAATTTGTTCCATTTGGCGTTGGCCCGAAACTTGGCAATACGCCAAACTTTGTTGCGATTTGTTTTACCGGTGACTCCGTGATCATCAAGTACAATAATAACTGCTTCTTTTTCTGACCCGCAAAAGTCACGGGCGTTGACAATGGCGTCAATGGCTTCGTCAATGATCTGCTCGTTAATAAACATAATGTTGCCTTTCGGTTTGAGTTGAGTGGATATAACAAAACGCCCGGCGTACCGGGCGTAGAATTATATTCGCTTTTTCTTATTCATGGGATGATCGGCCTGACGGTTCGAGCATACGACCCCGCTATCGGAGTCGCTCTAATTGCGCCGGGTATCATCCCCTGTTTTCTCAGGCCGGGGATTAACCCGGCGCTCGTCCCAGACCTTGCACCGGGATCGGCTTTCTCTCGCCTTCGCTTTGGCAACGCCTGTCATGCGGCGTCGGGCACATTCTTACTGGCTGGCCGATTTTTTGTCAATCCCCATTTTTCACAATTGTTCATTTCTTGTGAGAACTGTTGTTAAAATGTCACACTAGCATATACACTAATATAACATTTTTTTGTGGCTGTGAGATGGGGTTGGAATCGAGTACGGCTGGGCGGCGTTTTAAGGCCCGTACAGCGCGATCTGCATTGTAGCGTACCCTGGGTATCTAGGGTGAATAGTTCGCACTTGTTTCCACAATGTTCTCTTTTGCGGAACACTATGCGAACAAACGTGAACTATGCTCTGGCAATACTGAGGTATTCGGTCTAGTATGTAAAATATGTTTATTCAGTATTGAGGTGAGTTCAAATGAGTGATGATAAATCTGGCCCTGATTTGATAGTGATTGCTGGCGGCAAGGATCGCCCGACTCAGGCGGTGAAATCTAGACCTGGGGAACTGCCTGAACTGACGCCAAAGCAGGCGGCGTTTGTTAGAGCCATGTTGTCCGGAGCGGAGTCGGCCAGTGCGGCGTACCGTGCCGCATATAATTGCGATAACATGAAGCCGTCCACAATCCACCGCCGGGCGTTTGACGTTATCAACAACAGCAAGGTCAAGGCACGACTTAATGCTGGATTCGAGCGTCAGGACGCCCACGCACTGCATTCTGGTGCCAGTCTCCGACGTGACTTGATTGACCGGCTATATAAAATGACGGTCTCGGCTGACTCGGACGCTAATCGGCTTAGAGCGATGGACCTATTGGGACGCACCGAATACGTCGGCCTCTATCTTGACCGGGCAGCAGTGACAAATGCGGACGCGATATCAGCAGATGAGGTTGAGCGTCAATTGTCAGAGCGTCTTAAAAAGGCGTTTAGTGAATAATATCAATGACTTAGCCCCTTATCGCTACTTTACATAATAGACGTTATGCGACATAATGATTCTAAAGTAGCGCATAAGCCTTTGATTTTCCTTAAAACACTATGTGACCGCCGTTTTTCGCTCTTTAACATTGTTCGGTGACCCAACAATTCGGGGATGAGGCGCTGGACCCTCTCCTCCCTCGCCGCCTCACCCGAACCCCAACCCCCCGATCCTGTGAGTAACATCCATATGTTCCTATTACAGTGCATTCTCGACTGTTTCTGAGCAAAAAATATTATAAAAATATTTGTACGTATTTTGTACATATTTACCTTGACCCCCTATTCCGGTATGTGTTTAAATCCCTAATCTTTAAATTTAACACGAGCTAGCGCTTGTAGATTGAGAAGGGAGAACGAAATGACACCCACACCAAAAGTAAAAGCCCGCCATGAACTGATATCCCCTCCTGATTTGGATAAGATGCTGTCTGATGCCGAAGCAATGATTAAAAAGCTTCGGGGCGATATTAGAGATATGAGGTCTGAAGCTAAGGCGTACCTCGCTTACAAGCAGTTTATCTTGACTGCGAGTAAATCTAATCTTTCACCTAAAACGGTGCTCGCGGGGCTGAAGTTTGCCGCTCAGTGCGTCCGTACTGGAGATTGGGATTTGGTTACTCGCGTAGCTGGTGTTTCTGGTGATCTTGAGGCCAGAGGGAGTTGCCCCCGGTGTGATATAAACCTGGCGGGGCCGAATCTTCAGCCCCGCGAGCACACACTGCCTTGCGGTATCGTCGGTTGCCCGTTCGAGAGGGATAAAGAACCCATTCCTCTTGAGCAGGGGGTTATCTAAAGCATGTGGTACACACTTTATTTTTTAATGGTTACTGCCGCTGGGTCTCTTGAGTACCATCGGATGCCTAACGCCGATCCGATGATTAAAACGCAGTGTATGCGTACTTTGGAGATGTTCGTTATCACTCATTACCATCGAGCTATTCGCTTGAACGGCAATCCAACTGCGGCGGTCTGTTTACCGGTAGACTTATGATATGATATATGTTTTGTTATTTCTGACCAGCTTCGGCTTCATATTTTTAAAAGCCTTCCAGCAGCGCAATGTCGCCTTTGACAAATATGCGTGGATCATGCCAACCAGTTACGGTTTGGCCATGATGGAAATATTTTTGATTGCCGAAGTCGCCAAAGCAGGGTGGGGAATACTCCTTGTCCTGGTGATTGGCACGGGATCAGGGCTGGGCGCATTGTTTGCGGCTATGCTCCATAAGAGGATGTTCAGAGATGGATAAAAGATGTGCTGATTCCCTGCTGGCGGGGCCGTATACGGATAGCCAGCCATGGATTAGACGGTGAGTGCCGTGAATGTAAAAAACCCCGTCCGCCAACGGAGATTTCTCATGCGTATATACACGCACCTTTCAAGTCTCGCGGTTGGCACTAATTTTTATAGGTCACGCCCGATGCGGCTGTTAGCCCATCTGGTTGTCAAGTTGGATAACTGGCTGTGGTTGAAAGCCTGGGGCCAGCGGTAGATATGTCAGACATAACCTTTAAGGAGTTTATGTTTCTCATTGCCGCTGGTGCCGTTTGTATGCCCTTGGTGTTAGCGTTGATCTTTGCGGTATTGTATTTACTTTTTTTGGGGATGTGAAATGGATTTGATTATCTTGCTTTTAAGATGGCTTTTTTAATAGTTCTGTCCCTCGGCACTGCTGTTCTTGCGACCCTGCTTTTGGGGCTTATTGGTGCTTGGTTTTATGCCCGGCGCTAAAGGCCGGAATGTTCGGTGGTTGGCCAGTTTCCCTAAATCGGGGAATACGTGGGTGAGGGTTTTTCTGGCTAATCTGTTTAGCCCCCAACCTAATCGTTCATTGACTCTTCACGAAGTGTCTTCAATGCCTTTTTATACCGACACTCGTCCCCTCGAACTTAAACAAGAGTTTATCGGAAAAGCTCACAAAGCTTATAACTTAGAGCTTCACGGTACTGTCCCCGCTATCTATATCGTGCGTGACCCTGTGGATGTGGTGCCAAGCGCGGCGAAATTCTTCAATGTATCCCCAGCCCGTATGGCCAGAGAAGTTGCTAAAGATTGGCCGAGACATATTGAGAGTTGGTGGCCCCACTGCAAGTTGTGTCTCAAGTATGAAAATATGCCGGGTAATTTTCACGCTCTGGCTCAGTCTCTCGACGTGCAGGATGACTTTCTAAGTATTGTCACGGCAATACAGAGGTCCGATTTTCATATTCTCAAGAAGGATGAACAGAAGAATGGGTTTTCCGAGGCCAGTGGTGTCGGTGGTCGGTTCTTTAGGCACGGTAAACCGGGGCAAGGTAGGGATTTGCTGACCGATGCTCAGGTACAGAAAATCATCAGGAGCGCAGGGGAGTGGTATAAGCGTTTAAGCTACGATGGGTAAGAGATCAGATTTTAAGAGAAAACCTAGAGACTTCTATCCCACCCCGGTGGAAGCCGTGTATCCCTTGCTGGGTCGTCTGCCGGATGATTTTTTGTTTGCGGAACCCTGCGCCGGGGACGGAACATTAATAGAACATCTTGAAACCAAGGGGGTGTGTATGTGGGCCAGCGATATAGCCCCTCAAGCCGAAGGCATACATCAAATCTCATATGATAAACTTGGTTTTGATGAACTTGTTGAATCTGATTACATAATAACGAATCCTCCCTGGAGTAGAAATATTCTGCACCCTATGATAGACTTCTTTTCAGAAAAACGCCCCACTTGGTTGCTGTTCGACGCGGATTGGGTGCATACTCGGCAAAGCGCCCCCTATCTTGATCGTTTACAGACTGTGGTGAGTGTTGGTAGAATTAAGTGGTTTGGCACTATGTCTGGTAAGGACAATTGTGCGTGGCATTTGTTTGATAAAGGAGCTAAGAAGCCTTATGCAGAGTTTTATGGGCGAAGTTGAGTAAGAATCATGAGGCATGTAGATAAGCTCAAGACTTCAGCCGCGACCCAGGCTTATCGTGATAATCATGAGCGTATCTTCGGCAAGCCCACAGGCACTGGTGGGTTAGATGACTCACGTTTAGAAGCGCTTCGGCGGGAGCGCCATAAACGTGAAGTGGCTGATGGCCGTAAGGATGCCCAGTATTATCTTGATAATGAGGTCCGGGTGTCGCAAGACCCTAATTTTATCCCTAAACTTAAGAACACTGTCGAGTATCGTCATGGGTGGACACGGATTTTTGGTAAAGCATGATTCGCATTTTTCTAACGGGGGGTCAGATTGTGACTGCCCCGATTGTATCCTTAATTGGGTAATTGCGGAATATGCTGAAGGGGAGAATGGTGACCCCGCCGAGGTGCTTGAGGCTTTTTCCCGTGCGGCCATATGTCTTATATTAGCAATGCCGGGGTCTTTGCGCCAGAGTGCGTACTATGATTATGTCACGCGGTTAGGCTTGGCGCTTCAGTTCTTTTCCGAGCATGAGAGCGGGGAAGTTATGCACTGATGCCTAAAGCCCGGCTTTCTGAAATACTTCCTCGCCGATGTCTTTACATTGATAGTGAAACAGGGCCGGACCCGCTCTGTTGTAATGCTAAGGTCTACAACCATTCTTCATGGTGTAAGCGGCACTATATGCGGGTCTTTCAAAGGGATAGCGGCTGCACTGAAGCTCAGATGGATTTAGTCATTCAACTGCAACACAGAAATGTTTGAGGTGTGTTTTTTTTAAAGGAGTTTGAAAAATATTATGTTTGACGAATGTACGTAGTCTGTATATCTTAAAATTATGACACCCCGCCAAAGACAATGCTTGGACGCTATTTCCGCTTATTGGGCGAAATATGGCGGTAGCCCCTCTTTTGATGATTTACGAATAGCGCTGGGAGCTAAAAGCCGATCTTCGGTGACGCCTTTGATCCGAGCGCTTGAGGGCCGGGGGTACATTGAGCGAATTCCGAACCTTGCCCGGTCAATCCGCGTAATCGAGCCGCCGCTTTATCTCCCTGGTGCGGCGGCTCAAGATGTACCCCCCGCGCCCGAAAACCTTCCGTGGGACCAGCAGTAGCTAATTAACTTGCTCTCGATCCCATATTTGGGGTACTCTCCTAAAATGTTACCGGTAAATATTCAGGAGTATATTGACCGTATACCGGAATTGCCGGTAGATGAACAGCGTGAGCTTCTCAAGTTGCTTGATCTACGGGACGTTTTGCTTGCGCGGGATAACGCCCAGACGAGCTTTATTGCTTTCGTCAAGAAGGTTTGGCCTGAGTTTGTCGAAGGTTACCACCATAAGATCATGGCTAGAGCTTTCGAGCGCGTACTGGCTGGAGACCTCAAACGGGTAATCATCAATATGGCCCCTCGTCACACTAAGTCGGAGTTTGCCAGTCATCTATTTCCGGCATGGTTTATGGGTCACTTCCCTAACAAGTATGTAATCCAGGCGTCGAATACTTCTGATTTAGCTGTAGATTTTGGTCGTAAAGTGCGGAACACAATTGGAGATTCCGCGTATCAGGATATATTTCCAGACGTAGCGGTTCATGCTGATGCCGCCGCTGCCGGTAAGTGGAAGACAACGGCTAAGGGTGAATACTTCGCTATTGGTGTCGGCGGCACTCTTACAGGCCGGGGCGGGGATTTAATTATCATAGACGACCCCCACTCAGAGCAAGAAGCGAAACAGGCTGAGACCAGACCCGAAATTTACGATAACGTCTTTGAGTGGTATACTTCGGGTCCGCGACAGAGGGTCCAGCCCGGTGCGGCTATTGTTATCGTAATGACCCGCTGGAGTAAGCGAGACCTTACTGGCAAGGTATTGAAAGCCGCCGCTGAAAAAGATACAGGCGAGGAGTGGGAGGTCATTGAATTACCCGCTATCTTGCCATCAGGGAAAGCTATTTGGCCGGAATACTGGCCTGAGAAAGAGATATTGGCAATAAAAGAAGAGCTTCCAATCCCTAAATGGATGGCTCAATACCAGCAGATGCCTACGGCGGAAGAGGGCGCTTTGGTTAAGCGGGAGTGGTGGCAACGCTGGGAGCACAAGGAAGCCCCGGAATGCGAGTTTGTTCTTCAGTCGTGGGATACTGCCTTTGAGAAAAGCCAGCGAAGCGATTATTCTGCCTGTACTACTTGGGGGGTGTTCTACAGAGAGCATTCTGATACCGGTAAACTCATGCCTAATCTGATATTATTGGATGCATATAGAAAGCGTATGGAGTTTCCTGAACTCAAGAAAGTAGCTCAAGAGATGTATAACGAGTGGCAACCGGATACATTGATTGTGGAAAAACGAGCTAGTGGCGCACCTCTTATTTATGAGCTACGTGCTATGGGTATTCCGGTAGCTGAATTCACGCCCTCTAGGGGTAAAGATAAAATAGCCAGAGTTAACGCCGTGAGTGATTTGTTCTTCTCAAATGTTATTTGGGCCAGTAATCATCGGTGGGCTGATGAAGTGATTGAAGAATTCGCTGAATTTCCTGCCGGGGAGCATGATGACTATGTAGATAGTTCCACTCAGGCACTGCTTCGATATCGGCAAGGCGGGTTTATTCAGTCATTACAGGATGAAGAAGAAGATGACCGACAGGTTCTTCCCGCAAAATCTTATGAATACTATTAGAGGCGCAACATGGCTATAAATGTAGATAAACAACTTACTCCGATTGATCTTGAGGTTGAGGGCGGTACTGCTTTTGCGGTGGAATTGCCTGATGAAGGCTTTGATGTAGAAGTTGTAGACGAGGTTGAGCAGGAAGATGGCGGGGTAGTGGTAGATTTTGATCCCGCAACTGCAACTATGGATTCTGAGACGGACTACGGACAGAATTTAGCTGAACTTTTGGGTGATGAAGCGCTTCAGACACTAGCTACCGAGCTTGTTCAGGCATATAAAGATGACCGGGACACCAGAAAACCATGGGAACAGGCGTATATTAAAGGAGTTAAGCTCTTAGGTCTTAATATCGAGAGCCGCCAACAGCCTTGGGCCGGGGCAAGCGGGGTGTTTCACCCGATTTTAACCGAAGCAGTGGTTAAATTTCAAGCTGATGCCATGAACGAGACGTTTCCGGCGGCTGGCCCCGTGTTGACCCGTGTTGTTGGCAAGATAGACCGAGATCGGGAGAAGCAAGCTAAACGAGTTCAGCGTGACATGAACTACCAGTGCCTGGAGGTGATGACTGAATACCGAAACGAGCATGAACAGGCGCTGTTTCATCTCCCTATTAGCGGGTCAGTATTTAAAAAGGTGTATTATGATCCTCGCCTTGGCCGACAAACGTCGAAATTCATCATGGCTGATGATTTTGTGGTGGCATATGGCACTACAGACTTAAATACCTGTCCTCGCATG